CACTATTTTCATTTTCATGATAAGAACTAACAACTGAATCATCTGAATGACATTTAGGATCTAATATAACTAAGCCATTACATTTACTAAGATTTATATTTCTAATTACCTCAGAAGCAACTAGTTGATTGGCAGCGTGCATTAAAGTAGATAGATAATTGAAGATACCCATAACAAAGGAAAATTTGACAGTCATTTCATATCCATCAACAAAACGATCTATTTTCTTCATCAAACCTTTGTAAGGGACAAATCTAGCATTATTTTTCATTTTCGATAACACATGTTCTCGTGTAATAAATTTCTTTTTGAACATCAACTCTGCAAAATCAGTAAAATCAGAAATGAAATCGCCTGGTAATAATCCCCCCATACCCCGAATGAAGTGGATATACTTTTGGAAAACACTATGTGGGGCCCATCGACGACAATCCAAAACCCATCTATAAATCTTGTTGACCCATGGCCCAGGACCTCTCTCATAAAAATCTGAATGGATGATAGCGTGTCTCTTATTACTAGGGATTGATATAAATTCATTTGGCAACATTTTACAAATCTTCTTGAAAAATTGTTCAATTGGATTTTGCTTTGCCTTTGTATTTATGTCCATACAAAAAATCTCCCGACCACCACCTCGTTGAATCTTATGAACAACATGGAATAATAATTCCTTTAGCTCTAGATCGTTGATCTTTTCATTATTAATAAGATTTCCTGATTCAACTAAATCTGCATTAAGATAACTATTTAGTCTATCAGTGATTATCTTATCTCCTAATAAGTCATGGACTTTTTCATACACTATTTCATAGCCTTTTTTATTAAAAAAGTTCTCTTTATTCCAACCACGCAAACCATTTGAATTAGCAATCTTATCCAAATCTTGATTTTTCAAATTCTGCCATGTGTTTGACAATTCAACTGTATCAGTCAAGTTACTCAAATAGCCTGAAACATGATGTCCTAAGAATTGACAATAAATAGGATCATATTTGAAATCATCATCATAAGCAGTTTCATCAAAATTCAAAACATCAATCCTATGACTCACATCATCCATACCATTTACCTTAGGATGTAACTTTTCATAATCAATAGAATCTTGTAAGATTTCCCAAAGATTACTTGCCTGTTCAATACTGCTATTAACAGGAGCCTTAGTCATCATGTAGGTGATGTATATGAAGTTGGTCAGATGATCA